ATTGTTGACAAGGGCAACTGACTCATCGATGTGAGCCATTGATGCAGGAACAAAATGCAAACCATCTTTTGTTACCTGACCTCCAGCACCTCGATCTGGTGCAGCAAGTAAATCAATCAGCGATTGGTTGTGTTCTCGTTGGCCCAGGACTGCAGTTCTTCCAGCCCTTGGATCTATGTATCGTTCGTGGATTCCTCCATCGCTTTTCTCTAGCTCTCGGATCAGGTTTTTCCACTGGTTAATGTTTCTTCCACAATCGGCTGTTTGAGCAGGGCCTGGTTTACCGTCGAGCTTGCTGCTAGGAACAGCCCATTCACCATGGTTTTGATAATCAGGAAATTCCCTGTAAATAAAAACACGTCCCAGATCATCCACTCTTGCCCACAAGAAAAACCAGTTTCTATCGCCAGGGGTTGGATCGCAAACCATGTAATTGGTTCCTTGCCTGGGGATGTCTGAAGCCTTGACTATGTTCCTGTCTGTAAACCTTGGGAACTTGCCTGTAACAGGATTTGAAACGTAGCCATAGGCCCTGATTTCCAGTTCTTCTCTGGTTCTGCCTTTCAGGGTTTTCTGTAACCTGTCGAAAGGCGTGTAAGGGTTCCACTCTGAATAAAACCAGAATATCTTACCGCTACCATTCTTGGTTCTGGCTCGATATGGCATATGACCCTTGGGAACTCCAGGTATGTTGCCTGGGCTGTTTGGGTCAATCAGCTTTGCTTCCCTGGTTTCCTCGATGATGGCTCCTTCCATGGCAGATTTCACTGCAGAGCTATATCCCTCGATTGGAGTAAAAGTGATGAGCATCTTGCCTTTGCGAGAGACAAGACGATATTTCAATGTCTCTACCCAGCTTTGAGGGACCAGCTCATCAAACCAGATGAGATCCAGTTCAGTTCCTTCCAGGGTGGATAGATCTTGAGTGTAATTCTTAAACCACATTTGAGAGTGGTTAGGACCTACAATAGTTCTGCCTGAGAAACCGTTTTTCTGAGTGAAGCTGATATTGGCTACAGACCTGACTGCTTTCTTTTGAGCCAACCATTGTTGTGGGAGATAAGTGTGAATGTAAGGTTGCTGGACTTGAATGGAGGAGTCATTGCTGGAATGACATGACCAGATCCTCATGTTTGGCCTATTGACCATCGCCCTGACCATCCTAGAAGCCAGGTATCTACTCTTACCTCCCCTGTTACCACCGAAAATGTAGATCACGTCTACATCTGGATCATCGATGGCATCATCAACATCCTTCCAGTGATCAAAGACACCAGCAGTGTTATGATAATCGGTGCCGTAATTGTAAGGATCAGAAACCTCCAGTTGTATGAGTTCTTCTCGTCGCTCATATAACTCAATCAGCTTACCTTGATCCTTCAGAGCTTCAGCTTCGGCCCTGGTAGGTATTTTAAGGATCGGGTGGGGAGTCCATTTCATATCCAACGGTCAAGTTGCTTTGGAACACCCTTACAGATCATCTTATCAGACCCTTGCTCAATCCATACAGGGATCTCAAGACCCTTTTGAAAGAGTTGATTGTCTTTTACCCTGACCAACCCAAGGTCTGTCTTAACCAATCCTCTATTGAATGGACGATCAATGACTTTTGCAGTCTTTGACTCTTTTCCTGCTTTCCACCTTAGACCCGGTGATTCCAGCATTGTTCGTCTTTTCCCTCGTTTCTTTCTCTTTTCCATAACTAAAAATCTCTTCGCAAAAGGTGGACTTTGGAAGCTTCCAGCCTTTGACCATATTGCACTTTGGACATGCCAATCTCAAATTCCATGGTGCATGACTTCCTCCCAGGCTGATCGGGATAAAATGATCCATGTGATATCCACTGTTGCTCTCTCCGCAATAGAAGCAGGGCTTCCCTACCAATGGATTGGTCATTAAGGAAACCCACTTAGAACAGTCCTCAGGATGCCCCTGCTTCTTCCTGGTTCTATAGTTATGACGATGGCTGTTAGTCGCTTCCTTGTTATCCCTCTTCCACTGACGAGCTACTGCCCTGACAGAGTCCTTGTGAGTCCAATAATACTTGTTGTAGTAGCCCCTATACCTCTCCTTATTACGGCTTCTCTTGGCCTTGCAAGCACATGCATTGGAACAATACATCGCTTGATCGCTGCCTGCTTTAAACTCAACACCGCATTGAGTGCATTGCTTAATATAGGGGCCTTTTGTCATTTGGGGTGGAAGTGGAGATCCGCAACGAATCTCTTCATTTTGGAAAGTGACTGATCCCCCCCACCCCTATCCAGGCTTCTATTAAACATATTTTATATTGTGCGAAGATTTATGTCTACGCGTATTCATGTTGTAACTACTTCTGCTTCAATTGGTTTACTTGCTTCAGGTAAGTTATCGATTAGCTCGTTAAGCTTATCAGGAGTGGCGTCAACTTTGATATGTTTGACCACTGAGGCCCCATCATTAGCTAACATCATCAATTTATCGATGAAGATGGCAGTATTGACGGGCAATTTATCCTTATTCAATGTCCCCTCTTCTAGGTGTTTCAACACCTGGTCAAGCATCAGGTCTGATATCAGTCCAACCTTATGCTTCAGAGTGGCTTTCGATATGGCTTCTGTCTTTTCCTCCCTGGCTATTCCTTTGACTGTCTGGAGGCTTGTGTAGAGGATCTTCGCTATGCTCTCAGGTGATATGCCTTCCTTCAAAGCTAGGACTATGGAGTCATACCTCTTGGGATCATGTTTCTTCAGTTGTTCACCAGTGTAGTGCTGTAGGTGAGACTCAGGTGACCTGTTATTGAATTTGGTGAGGGAGCCTTTGGGCATAAATAAATGGGAGGGTGACAGATTTTTATCTATTATCTGCCAACCTCCCAACCGAGTGTAATTATATTTCGGGTGTTCTGCAACGCTATATGTTAGTCACCTTGATCAAATCCCAGGACATGCCCCTTGAATTGGCTACGTAGTAGCTTCAAACCGTTGGTTGAGTTGAGACAGGTGAGTATCATGTCAGCCTGCATAAGAGCGTATGATCTGATCTCATCATATCCCTCCTTGATGTAAGGCACCCATGTCTTTGGGTCATCTTCAGGCTTCCTCACTCCTGACCATGGCCCTGCTACCTGAGTCAGTCCATAGCTACCGTTATATTCTTCGTAGGTAGCGACTACCTGAGTGCTTGACTGGGAGTCTAGCCATTGAGCTGTGACTCCGTGCTTGTGCTTTAATACGACGATTGGTTGTATGTTCATTCTTCTTTTTAAAACCCCATCCCTCGCAATCTGGACAGACATCCTGCTCTCTTGGGTTAACTATGTAGCCTCTACCCTGACACCTCTGACATATCACGTTGCCTCCTCTTCTGGAGTCGCCCATTGAACATCTTGCCTGGGTCTCCTCCACGCTTCGACCAGAAATAGTCTGATCCTTTGTTTATGTCATCGGACAAGCCGATAAACTCGGGGATGATTTCTCCCTCATCTAATTGGTTTGGTATATTGTCTTGATTCATATGTTAAAATGGTTGGTTTAAATCTTGTTGAGCCATGGCAAACACCTTGCCTCTTTTAGGGTGTCCCAGATCGGTCAGATTCTTGGGATCGATCAGTGATTCCTTGCTCGTAAATCCTGCGAACTTGTAGGTAGGGAACTCTCCTACCATGAGTGCGTATACATCAACTCCCTCACCTTTCCATCGTGCTGCTATGAGTTTCCCCGAAGCATACTTAGTGGTTTTGACATCCACTGCTTGTCCAGTGTGGAGGAGGCAATCTGCATCAGGTATCACGTCTATTTGGAAATCAGGGTATACGTTCATCAGCTTGCAATAAGCCATCTCCCCAGCGATGCCTTCCAGATCGGTTATCTCATCACTTTGAGGGCCTTTCCTCACGTTTACCTTGCCTTCCTTTCTAGCGTGTTCATGACGCTTTTTGGCAAGGTATTTGGCATACCTCTGCTCCTCGGGTGATAGCGTGATTTCCATGATTTACTTACTGTAATAGGTGTTAGTCACTTCCACCAGAAAATCTTCTTCAGATCCGTTGTTAACAATCAGGTGATCCGCCTTGATGGCTCCTATTTGAGTTTCAGATATGTGATCGTCTTTGAGTCCAGTCTCCCTGACTACCTTCCAGACCTGTCCTCCAAGGCCCGATACCCAGACTTGTTCGTATGCAAATCGCATGTCGTCGATGACCAATGCATTGTATCCATGGTTCCGATAATGGTTCCAGGCTTCCGCTAGTTGTTTTAACCAGACATCCCTGCCATGCATGATTTTCATGGACTCAGCAACAGACTGGTAAACAGGTCTCAGGGTAGCCTTATCAGCTTCCTTGTAGGTTCCGAAGATCTTTGCCACCTCTGATTTGATAGGGTCTGCGAAACCTAGTCTGATAGCCTTTAAGCCATCCTTCTCCAAAAGTGCCATGACATGCTTGGAAGCCGTGCTTTTCCCACTACGCTTCTTGCCTGCCAGGGCTATAATATTACTTGTTTTTTTAGCCATTAATTCCACCTACTCTTTATTGGTTCTGAGTCCTCATCGTGCAACTCAAAATCAGTGTCCTCCTGGGAGAGCAATGGGAGTCCGTATAACAGCTTTCCCATGCTCGCATTATTGGTGACTGAATTCTGTATTTCGATGACGTTGCCATCATGGTCTTCAAGTGTGATAGTGATGATCATTTCGGGAGTTTATTCTCAAGGACAGGTGGACCCTCGACACCTTGGAATCTACTATTCCACCGAGTATACTCCAAGCTTACCTTGGCTTCCTGAATGCCATTTCTGTTCTTCCTGATGTAGAAGTTAACGATACCATCATCTGGTTCATCTTCCTTCGTATTCGGGACCAAGAATCCTACACTGTCAGCGTCCTGTTCTGCAGTTCCAGAATCCCTGAGATCTGAAAGTCTTGGTATACTGGATTCTCTTTTATCGAACTCTCTGTTCATTTGGGCCAGCAGCAAAACCGGAACACCGCATTCCAGAGCGATGATTTTGATTGTCCTCGTCATGGCTCCCACCTCATTGACTCGGTTCTCATACCTTCCCCCAGAACGAAGCAAGGTAAGGTAGTCGATGACCAGCATGTCCACTCCCTTGTCTTGGACAAATCTCCTTGCCTGGGACCTGAGTTGATCAACGGTTATTGCTGGGGTGTCCTCTATATGAATCGGTAGTTCAAAGAACTCCTTGGTAGCTCTGGCAATCTTTCCTTTATCACCGTGTCCTGTCTTCAAATAATGCCTGACATCTTCCCCAGATAGAATGGCTACAGCACGTTCTGCAATGCTGTTATAAAGCATCTCCAGAGACCATAGGGCTACACGCTTACCCTGCTTTGCAGCAGCAATTGCCAAGAACATTGAGAAGGCTGATTTACCACCACCAGGTCTTCCACTAATAATGTAAACTGCACCAGGCAGGAACCCGCCCAGCTTCTGGTCGAGACCGTAGATACCACTCTTGATTGAGAGATCAGGAACACCCCCATCAACAGCACTCTCCAGAACCTCTATAAAGCCCTTCTGAGCTGCTCTTTGATCCTTCTCTGCTGTCATACCCCTGGTAGTCTGCCAAAGATCGTCCTGTAGCCTCTGTAGAAGCTTCTCAGGGTCCTGTTCAATCTTACTCTCCTCAATGGCAGCGTAATGTTTCAGGAAAACTTTCCTTCGGATGTATGCAGCATACGCCTGCTTGGAATAGTAGCTCAGGTTTGAAGCAGATGGTGAATGCTCAATTAGATCATCGATGTATAAAGCATTCTTGACTGATTGCCTTGAGACAGTCACCTGATCTATCTGACCACCGTCCTTGATTATGTTCTCACAAGCTACCCAGATTTGTTGGTGTCTCGGGTCAGAAAACCATTCGGAACTCACCCCTAACTCTTCAGCTTCGCTGAAAGCCCCCAGGAGAACACAAGAGAGAAGTCCTTTCTCTGCATCTAAGTCCTCGGGAATGTCGTATGTGATGGAGATTTTGTTGTTTTGCTTGGTCATATTGAGAAATACTTTTTGCCTGCCTTAATATCAGCAGCAACAGTCTTAGGGACATCTGATCTTTTGGATCTTCCTGCCAAAATGATCTCTGTGAGGATTTCGTCCCTATTACTATTATTATTAATATCTATATCTATTATATTATTAGTTAGTGTACGTGATCGCGTACACGTTGTATCGTTAACGTGTCCGCCCTCGCGTACACGTTGTTTCTGT